ATCAAGCAGAAACGTCCTGGAGGCTTGCTCTCGTAATGGCCACTTTCAACGACGCCACTGTTGGCACCAGCACGGGCGGCACCACGCCTGATTTCGGTGCGTCACGCAAAAGCCAGCCAAATGTACGAAAAGTGCAGTTTGGTGATGGCTACGAGCAACGTCTGACCTATGGGTTAAATCAAAACCCACGCGTTTGGGATTTGACTTGGACAGCTAAGGACAGCACGGATGCCGATGCCATTGAGGCGTTTTTTGATGCACGCGCTGCTGACAACGCCAGCTTTGATTGGACGCCATTGGATGAAGCAACGGCCTACAAATGGGTTGTAGAGAGTTGGTCGCGTGACCTGCGTTACGCCAACGTGAATACGATTACAGCCACCTTCCGTCAAGTATTTGAACCCTGATGGCGTACTCGGCTTGGGCTAGTTCAACTGCCTACAGCGTTGGCAATATTGTCCGCGCCAGCAGTTTGCAGGCGTCTGGCCTTGTTTTCCAATGCACCACGGCTGGCACCAGCTCCAGCTCCCAACCAGCTTGGCCAACTGACATTGGCAGCACCATTACCGATGGCACGGTTGTCTGGACGGCGATTAGCAGCGTCTACGAGGAGCTGGCCGCACTGGCACCAAGCGCCATCATTGAACTGTTCGAAATGACGCTGGACACCACCCTGCACGGCAGCACCGACACCTACCGCTGGCACAACGGCTGCAATGCCAACGTCACCGGCAACATCGTCTGGAACGGCAATACTTACACCCGCCTGCCCGTCAAAGCCGAAGGTTTTGAATACACCAACACAGGTACGTTGCCGCGCCCCACGCTGACCATCAGCAACTTGGACGGCACCATGACCACACTGTTGTTGCTGGTCAACGCCACCACACCCGGCAACGATCTCGGTGGCGCCACGGTCAAGCGGATTCGCACTCTGAAGAAATACCTTGACGGCGAGACTGCAGCAGATCCCCACGCCAAGTTTCCCGACGAGATTTGGTACGTAGACCGCAAGTCAAGCGAAAACCGCGATTCGGTGAGCTTTGAGCTGGCAAGCAAATTCGACCTCGCTGGCGTGATGATTCCCAAGCGCCAAATCATTGCCAACATCTGTCAGTGGAAATACCGCAGCACCGAGTGCGGCTACACCGGCAGCAATTATTACGACACCAATGACAATGCTGTTGGAACATTGGCAGAAGATAAATGCGGTAAGCGGATTGGCTCGTGCAAATTGCGGTTTGGCGAAAACTCTGAGTTGCCCTTCGGCTCATTTCCAAGTGCGGGTTTAATTCAATGAATCTCACCGACGCCATTAAGGAAGCTGCACTGGAACACGCCAAGGCGGAATTTCCAAGGGAATCCTGCGGACTGGTTGCTGTGGTCAAAGGCCGCAAGCGGTATTTCCCCTGCCGCAACATGGCCGAAACTCCAGACGAACATTTTGTGCTGGACCCCGCCGATTATGTCGCCGCCGAAGAACAAGGCGAAATTGTGGCGGTGGTGCATAGCCACCCCAAGACAAACCCAGCACCATCTCAAGCCGACCGCGTTGCCTGCGAGAAATCCGGCCTGCCGTGGCACATCGTCAACCCGCAAACCGAACAGTGGGGTTATTGCGAGCCAGAAGGCTTCGAACTTCCCTACGTAGGACGTGAGTTTGTTTTTGGAATTGTGGACTGCTACACGCTGTGCCGCGACTGGTACAACCGCGAGTTTGGGCTGCATCTCAGCCACTACGACCGCCGCGACCAGTTCTGGCTACGGGGTGAGAATTTATACCTAGACAACTTCGCCAACGAAGGCTTTTACCCCATTCCGCTGGAGGAACTGCAGTACGGCGACGCAATCCTGATGCAGCTTGCATCATCGCTACCCAACCACGCTGCCGTCTACCTTGGCGACCAACTGATCCTGCACCACATCCAAGGCCGCCTTAGTAGCCGCGACATCTATGGCGGCTATTATCTAAAAAGCACCGCCCGAGTCCTGCGGCATGAAAGTCGTTAAGGTCTACGGCGCACTCCGCAAAAAGCTGGGTCAGTGCCGCTTCCAATTTGAAGCCGACACGCCAGCGCAGGCGCTCAAGGCACTTTGCGTCAATTTTCCCGGTCTTGAAAAGTGGCTAATTGATAGTGAACAGGACGGTGTTGGCTATCGCGTAACAATCGGAAAAGAAAAAGTTACCGAACAAAACGCCGTGTTGATTGCAGCTCCATTTAGTGAGCGGGAAGTTTTTAGTATTACGCCCGTGATTGCCGGCGCCGGCGATGGCGCTGCCCAGATTTTTGCCGGAATCGGTTTTGTTGCTTTGGCGATTGTTGCGGGTCCCGCTGGCGCGGGTTTTTTGGGTCTTGGTGCAGGTCTTTTTTCCGGCGCAGCGGCGGCAACAATTTCGACATCTTTGGGACTAATTGGTGCATCCATGTTGATTGGTGGCGTTGCACAGGCTATTTCCCCATCTCCAGTGCAATCAACATCGCCGCTAGAGCGTGGACGTGAAGCCGCAAAGCTGGAATCGTTTAGCTTTAGCGGCATTGTGAACACGTCTAAACAAGGATTGCCCGTACCGATTGCCTACGGTCGATTGTTTGTAGGTTCCGCTGTGATTTCAAGCGGCCTTGACGTGGAGTTCAGTGGCAACGCTGGCAAGTCCACTGGCGAAGTATTTGCGAGCAAAGGTTGATGACAAAAAGAACAGCCCTACTCCAAGGTTCTGGCGGCGGCGGTGGGGGCGGCTGCTTCCTTGGCCACACGCTCGTCAATGTACCCGGCGGCCAGCGTCGAATTGACGAAGTACAGCCTGGCGATCTGGTTCTGAGCTTTGACCACACCGGCGAAGTCCACGAAGCCAAGATCCTCAAGGTTCACGAACACGAAGGCGAGCGCGTCATCCGTTACACGCTCTGGGGCGGACAGCATCTTGATGCCACCCCGAACCACTGGGTTCTAAACCAGTTCAATGCCTTCGTTGAAATCGACACGCTCGGTTCTGACGACTGCCTCGTTGACGCGAACGGGCATCTCCGCCCCATTGTCAGCAAGACCGAGTTTTGCACTGGCACGGTATACAACCTGACGGTCGAAGGCCACCACACCTTCATCGCGGGTGGCATCCGTGTACACAATGCTGGTCTTGGCCTTGGTATTGCTGGTGCAGGTGGTGGTGGCGGTGGTGGTGGCAAAGGTGGTGGTGGTGGCAGAAGAACGCCTTATGAGGCAGATGATTCGCTGCAGTCCACCCAGTACGCAAGTGTTCTAGATCTTATTTGCGAAGGTGAAATCCAGGGTTTAGATAACGGCGCTAAAAGTATTTACTTAGATGACACCCCGATTGAAGACGCGGCAGGAAATAAAAACTTTCGCGGCTATCAAGTTGTTACCAGAAATGGCACGCAAAATCAAACTATTATCGGTGCTGATCTAAATGCAACAGAATCTGAAAATGGCGTCAGCGTCCAGCTTTTTGCATCCACACCTGTAACTCGTCAAATCACGAATACAGCAGTAGATCGAGTCCGCGTGACGGTTAACGTTCCAGCACTGCAAATTTTGCAAGACGATGGCGACATTGTTGGCCATAGCGTATCGCTGAAAATTGAAACCCAATACAACTCTGGCGGTTACACCGAAGTTATCAGCGACACGATTAGCGGTAAAACAGGCAATCTTTACCAGCGTGATTACATGCTGGCGCTGAATGGTGCATTTCCAGTCGATATCCGAGTTACAAGAACAAGTGGTGATGAAAGCTCCGCCAAGCGCCAAAACGACATCTACTGGTCTAGCTATACAGAAATCATTGACGAAAAACTGCGTTACCCAAACAGCGCCCTTGTTGGCCTGCGTTTTGATTCGCGCAACTTTAACAATATTCCCAAGCGCAAGTATTTAATTCGCGGCACAAAAATTCAGTTACCTAGCAATGCAACTGTTGATACCACCACGCATCTCGGTCGCATTACTTATGCGGGCGTTTGGGATGGCACGTTTGGTGCGGCAACATGGTCAAATGATCCGGCTTGGTGTTTGTGGGATCTACTGACCAGCACACGTTATGGCGCCGGCATACCAGCCAGCAATTTGGATCGTTACGATTTTTATGCAATTAGTCAGTATTGCAATGAATTAGTTGATAACGGCAAAGGAGGCTTGGAGCCGCGCTTCTCCTGCAACCTACTGATTAACAGCCGCGACGAGGTTTACAACGTCATCCAAGAGATGACCAGCCTATTTCGTGGCATCGCTTACTATGGCGCTGGCTCACTGGTACTGCAACAGGACAAACCGACTGATTCGCAATATTTGTTGGGACCGAGCAATGTTGTCGATGGCGTTTTTAATTACAGTGGATCATCTCAAAAAGCACGCCACAGCGTTGCAACTGTTGCTTGGCAGTCCTACGACACCTTGGGTGAAGTTGAATACGAATACGTTGAAGACGCGGAAGCTGTAGCCAAATACGGCATCATCAACAAGGACATTAAGGCGCTGGGTTGTTACAGCCAAGGCCAAGCGCATCGGGCGGGTAAATGGGCGCTGCTAAGCGAACAAAACCTGACCGAAACCGTCACCTTCTCGGTCTCTATCGACACCGGCATCATCCTGCGCCCCGGCATGGTGATCGACATTGCCGATCCGCTTAAGGCTGGGACACGCCGCAGCGGTCGCGTCAGTTCTGCCACCACAACCGCCATCACTGTTGATAGCAACACCAACCTCACCGTCAACCTGTCAAACAGTCCAACAATTTCGGTGCTGATGCCCAACGGCTTGGTGGAAACCAAAACCATCAGCAGCATTTCTGGCACGACAATCAACGTCAGCAGCGCATTTAGCGAAGCACCCAACGCCAACGCCATTTGGTTGATTCAAACCAGCGACATCGAGGCTCAGCAATATCGCGTACTGAATGTTGCCGAAGGCGAAGATGGCATTTACGGCGTTACTGCGTTGCAGTACAACAGCACGATTTACAACGCGATTGAGACCAATAACAAATTGTTGCGCCGAGATATTAGCAATTTATCTGCCAAGCCCGATACAGTGGGCGACATTTCTGGATCGGAATACATTTATCAAGATGGGCAAAATGTATTTTCCGGTTTTGATTTAAGTTGGATCAGCCCTAGGCAACGTGTTAGCGAATTTCGGGTTGACTATCGAATTGATAATGATAACTGGAAACAGGTTGTCAGCACCTCTCCTTCGGTGCAAATTAAACAAACGCGTCCCGGCATTTTATATATTCAAATAACGGCGGCAAACTACCTCAATAAAATTAGCGACATTGCATCAGCCCAATTCACGCTTGTTGGTAAAACCGCTGTTCCGGGCAATGTTCAGAATCTGACGTTTGAAGCTATCAACAACAACTCCGGTCGCCTGCGCTGGGACGAAACCGTTGATCTTGACGTAAAAGTTGGCGGCAAAATTCATATCCGTCACAGCAGCCTGACCGATGGCACGGCGACCTGGAGCAACAGCGTTGACCTAATCCCCGCCAAATCCGGCAGCTCAACAGAGGCCATCATTCCGCTAGTGGAAGGCGAAGTGCTGGTGAAATTCGAAGATGACGGTGGGCGGCAGTCAGCCAGCGAAGCCAGCGTAATCATCGACCTGCCCGACACTATCGCGCCACTAACGATCCAAACCCGCCGCGAAGACCAAGACGTTCCATCCTTCCAAGGCACCAAGTCGGATACCTTCTACAGCGAAGAGTTCGACGCGCTCACGCTGGATGGCACGACCTTAATTGATTCGATTGTTGATTTTGACCTGATCCCAACGCTGGATGTACTTGGACCGGTCTCTAGCTCTGGCACTTACACATTCGCCAGCACACTGGACCTTGGCAACACCTTCTCTGTCGATCTCCGACGCTATTTCGTCACCCGTGGCTACTACCCATCCGACCTGATTGACTCCCGCGCCAACACCGTGGATGACTGGTCCGACTGGGATGGCGCCGTTACGGACAAGGTGAACGCCAAGCTAATGTTGCGCTCCACCACCGACAACCCCAGCGGCACCCCGACTTGGGGCGCATGGCAGGAATTCGTTAATGGTGCCTTCCGTGGTCGCGGCTTCCAATTCCGCGCCGATCTCAGCAGCAGCGCCATCGACCAAAACATCTTGGTGGATGAACTGGGCTACGACGCCACCTTCCAGCGCCGCACGGAAAACAGCGATGGAGCGGTCAGCAGCGGAGCCGGTGCTAAGGCGATCACCTTCACCAACGCCTTCTGGACTGGAACAGCAAGCCTCGGTGGGGTCAACGCCTACCTGCCCAGTATCGGCATCACGGCTCAGAACATGGGAACAGGTGACTATTTCGAGGTCACCAGCATCAGCGGCACTGGCTTTACCGTCACCTTCAAAAACTCGGCTGGGACTGCCGTTAGCCGTAACTTTAACTGGAGTGCGGTTGGCTATGGCCGAGGCGGCTAAAGTTGGACAAATACTGTCCTGGTAAGGACTCGGCATGGCTCAACACGATTATGTGATTGCTAACGGCACCGGCGCTGCCGTCCGTTCCGATCTCAACAACGCACTGGCCGCCATCGTCAGCCAGAACAGCGGCGCCACCGAGCCGGCGACCACCTACGCCTATCAGTGGTGGGCAGACACAACCACCAATCTCCTCAAGCTCCGCAATTCCGCGAACTCGGGTTGGATCACACTATTTCAACTTGACGGTGAGTGGTCAACGATTGCATTGGAGAACGGCACGGCGGGCGCTCCGTCGATCTACTTCAAGGACAGCGGAACCGATACCGGCGTCTATTCTCCCGGCGCCAACCAAGTCGGAATTTCAACGGGCGGCACGGCTGCGCTGGTGATCGACTCCTCGCAGCGGGTAGGTCTGGGGACTGGTAGCCCTGGCACGACGCTTCAAGTCAATGGAAGCGGATCGGAAACAATTACACTCCAAACACCAGTTTCTTTTTATGCAACAACAAGCGGAACAGCGGCAAATGGATTCGGGACGACCATAGAGCTTGGAGCAGAAGCGTCAGACGGAAACAACTATGCCCAAACAACAATCAATAGCGTTTGGACTGATGCAACTGCTGCGACGCGCTCTTCTGCGTTAACCTTTGGCACTAGAAGCAATGCAGGCGCAGTCACTGAGCGCGTTCGCATTACTTCAACAGGAGCGGTAGGGATTGGCGTTACGACGCCTGGCTACAAGTTAGACGTAAATGCGGAATCAAACTTAAACGGAATCCGCATCGGCCTTAATGGCGACACCATCAATTCCACAACAGGCGGAGCTTCTGCGCTCCTCGCTTTTCAAACTAACAGCACCGAACGCGCCCGCATCGACAGCTCGGGACGCCTGTTAGTTGGCACGTCTTCTGCGCGTGGCAATGTTGATGGCGCAACCCCCCAGATTCAGTTAGAAGGAACAACGGAAACCACGTCAACCGCAAGCATTATTCGGAACTCTGCCAGCGGTGGAGGCTCGTTGCTCGTTCTTGGAAAATCAAGAAGTGCGAGCGTAGGCGGGAATACTGTGGTCAATAGCGGCGACACTATTGGCACAATTTCTTTTGAGGGAAATGACGGCACCAACTTTATTACCGCTGCCGGAATTTTTGCTCAAGTAGATGGCACACCCGGCGCTAACGACATGCCGGGCAGGTTAGTGTTCTCCACTACCGCCGATGGAGCGAGCAGCCCGACGGAGCGGATGA